AAGAAATAGGGCTTCCACCTGGGAAGCCCTTTCTTTTTATAGTTCGGCTGTATGTAGGGTACAGCACGATGAATCTGTTAGAGGCGCAATAGTGACAGATTTGATTATCAATTCCTATTTTGTTCTAAGGATAAAACCTTAGGTTGTGATCATCCGCACAATCCCTTAGTAACGCCAGCGGTCATAACGCTGATATTTCGGCACTTTTGGTGCTTTAATCGCCTTAATAACCCACACCACCGCAATCGCCAGTAGTAACCACGGCAGCAACTTAATCATCAATGCCAGCATACCGCCGAGGAACATAATGGCCGTCGCCACAACCAGCGCGGCGATAATGCCCAGCAACGAAACGCCGGTGACCATCAGCATGACAAAAAAGCCAATCACAAAAAGTAGTTCCAGCATGATGCTCTCCCAAATATGAAATCTCTTGCTGGCATTACAAGAATCATGCCAAAAATAATCTATTGATTTAACAGCAAAACGCCCCGCGACGGTGCGCAGGGCGTGGTGAATTTGACTACTTTTTGGTGAAAAGTTAACGCTTATCCGCCACCAGTTTGAGCGCGTGTTCCAGCACATTAATGTCTGCACCCGCTTTATGGGCATTTTCACTTAAATAACGCCGCCACTGCCGCGCGCCAGGAATACCCTGGAACAAGCCCAACATATGCCGGGTAATATGGCCGAGATACGTCCCCTGGCTGAGTTCACGCTCAATGTACGGATACATGGCGCGCACTACCGCCACCGGATCGGCATCGGTATCCGAGGAACCAAAGATCTCCCGGTCTACCGCCGCCAGAATACCCGGATTCTGATACGCCTCGCGCCCGACCATCACGCCATCCATATGTTGCAGGTGTGCTTTGGCCTCTTCCAGCGACTTGATACCACCGTTAATCGACATTGTCAGATGCGGAAAGTCACGCTTCAGTTGATACACACGCGGATAATCGAGCGGCGGGATTTCACGGTTTTCTTTCGGGCTTAACCCCGAAAGCCAGGCTTTACGTGCGTGGATGATGAACATCTCACACTCGCCTTTGCCGGAAACGGTATTGATGAAATCGCAGAGAAATTCATAGCTGTCCTGGTCGTCGATGCCAATACGCGTTTTCACCGTCACCGGAATCGACACCACATCGCGCATCGCTTTCACGCAGTCGGCAACCAGCTGCGCATTACCCATCAGACACGCACCAAACATGCCGTTCTGCACCCGGTCAGACGGGCAGCCGACATTCAGGTTGATCTCATCATATCCGCGCGCTTCTGCCAGCTTTGCACACTGCGCCAGCGCCGCCGGATCGCTACCGCCCAGTTGCAACGCTACCGGATGTTCTTCTTCACTGTACGCCAGATAATCACCTTTACCGTGAATAATCGCCCCTGTGGTCACCATTTCGGTATACAGCAACGTATTGCGGGAAAGCAGACGCAAGAAATAGCGGCAATGTCTGTCCGTCCAGTCGAGCATGGGAGCAATGCTAAACCGAGAATTCCAGTAAACACCAGTTTTTTCAGGCATCACGCTGGTTTGATTAATTTTTAGTGTTTCATGATTATCGTGCATTTTTGAACATTTCAGGCTATTTTTCTCGCGTTAGGTTCCCGCACAGGTTCCCACGTTTTATGGGAACCCGAAATAACGAGGTCGTGTAATGGCGTACTATAACATAGAGAAACGACTAAAATCCGATGGCACACCACGCTATCGCTGTAATGTGATTATCAAAGAAAAAGGTGTTATCACTTACAGGGAAAGCAAAACATTCCCTAAACATGCTCATGCCAAAACATGGGGCACACAGAAAGTGATGGAATTAGATCTATATGGCATTCCATCATCAAATGCAGTTGACGGACTTACAGTCCGTGACTTACTACACAAATATTTAAATGACCCAAATGCCGGAGGTAAAGCAGGCCGTACTAAAAGATATGTGCTGGAACTGCTTATGGATAGTGACATCTCCGCGATCAAACTATCTGAACTGACAGAAAATGACGTAATTGAACATTGCAGGCTAAGAAACAACGCTGGTGCAGGTCCAGCTACAGTTAGCCACGATGTTAGTTATCTTGGCAGTGTTCTGGATGCTGCCAAACCTGTATATGGAATTAATTACACATCAAACCCAGCGAAAAGCGCTCGCCCATATCTACTTAAACTTGGTTTGATTGGTAAATCAAACCGTCGTAATCGTAGACCAGCATCTGATGAACTGGACATGCTCATTGAAGGCCTTCAACAACGATCTACTCATAAATGCTCAAAAATTCCGTTCGTTGATATCCTCAAATTTTCTGTGTGCTCCTGTATGCGGATCGGAGAAGTATGCCGGTTACGATGGGAAGATCTCGACCAGGAACAAAAATCTATACTCGTAAGAGACAGGAAAGATCCACGCAAAAAGGAAGGCAACCACATGAAAGTAGCCTTGCTTGGGGAAGCCTGGGATATCGTCCAACGACAGCCCAAAAAATCGGAATTCATTTTTCCATATAACAGCACTTCTGTTACTGCAGGATTTCAGAGGGTAAGAAGCAAATTAGGTATTAAAGATCTGCGATACCATGATTTGCGTAGAGAAGGGGCAAGTCGCTTATTTGAGGCTGGTTTTAGTATTGAGGAAGTCGCTCAGGTTACAGGGCATCGTTCATTAAACGTGCTATGGCAGGTATATACCGAACTGTATCCGAAATCTTTACATAATCGTTTTGAAGAGCTCCAAAGGAGCAGAAATAAGACCTCTTGACACTGTTTATCCATACAGTTAAAAATAATACTGTATACAAACACAGTATAGAGGGACTTTTATGCGTATTGAGATCTGCATAGCCAAAGAAAAAATGACTAAAATGCCAAACGGTGCTGTGGATGCGTTAAAGGAAGAATTAACCCGACGCATCAGTAAGCGTTATGACGATGTAGAGGTGATCGTAAAAGCCACCAGCAACGATGGCCTTTCTGTTACGCGCACCGCCGATAAAGATTCAGCTAAAACTTTTGTTCAGGAAACTCTGAAAGATACCTGGGAGTCTGCTGACGAGTGGTTTGTTCACTAATTAACACGTAAAATCGGTAACGGCTGGAAATCATTCAATACTCGCACTATCGAAAGTTCGCCAGCCAGCCGTGGCACGTTCTTGCATACGACGTGCCGCGGATCCTATTATTCTAGTATGAAATCCCTAACCGATTTCAAATTCTCCAGACTGCTCAGATTCTCTTTTATCCCACGCTGGCGCTGATAAATCTCGTCATTGCAATCGACCTGCGCTATCGCTGCCGCAGTTCTTCCAGTTTCTGCATCGATAACTCCATCTTCTGAGCAATAAACCTCACCTATGCAATATTTTATGTCAATTATTTCAATTGCATTAATATCTTGAATGGATTACATAGAGTTAATGTATCCAGTACTCCCTATTCTCTTGCATATAATACATGTTGCAACTTACATCTCAGCGCTATGAAAAAACACCACCTCTCTCTTTATGAAATTCTGGATTTACCAAGCGCTAATTTATCATTTCAATCTACCTTTAAGCATTGCATTTATCTCCCTACGAGGTCATACTTTAGGAAGTTAAATATGAATGATAATATACCTACAGCGCGAAATCACAAACAATCGACTTGTATTACAGAAAAAAACATGCCTATCTTTTTAAACTTCACAGCAGGCAGTATCTTACCTGAGAATGAGCTAGCATCTTTACGTTATATTGTGCAGCAAAATCAAAATGATACTGTAATCATAAAAGAACGTTATAAAATGGATATCCGTTATATCGAATCAGTCAATGGTTTTACAGTAAATCCTGTATGCAGTAATCATTTCTCCATATTTATGGCGAGACAAAACACTATTGCTCGCAACCTGGAACAGCAGATCAACAACGGACGAAGTTTTGCACAAATATCTCAGGATTTTATGCTTCAATTATCTTCAAATATAGGATGGAAAAAAGGGGCCGAAAACGCCCTTAAAAATAAAATCCATTCTCATTCATTTGTTGTAAATCCTGATGAATTCTCTTGCGACACACAATTTCTTAAGTGCCCAATAACATTATGCGTTCCAGAAAAAGGGGTTTTTGTCAAGAACGCACTGAACTCCAACATATGCACTCTTTATGATAAGTCTGCGTTCATGAATCTCACAAGAGAACATCTACCCCACCCTCTCAGCAGGGAAAAGATAGTAAAAGAAATGATTATTGAAAGGAATATGTGTTATTTTGACACCATAAGTCAGCATTTCATAATTATGGATGCAGACCAACAGAAACAGCATTGTAAATAAAATGTAATAATTACATACTATTAGTGATTCTCATGCATCGTAAGCGGCTCGCCAGAACCGTATTGATATTTACTGAGCGCTCAGATCAACTTTCCATGGCAACAGATCGCGTACCCGGTTTGCCGGCCAGTCCTGGATATGCTCCCGCCGACAATATTAATGGCCAGGAAATGTTTAAAACAATGATTCTGTTTCCTAACCATCAAGTGTATATGCTGGCTCAATTACTCAATATCTATGGGTTGAGTTCTACCCAAAGTGGCTCTGTAGTCGCTTCTTCTTACAGTATGTTCAGGTGTTGCAGGCACAGTTGTGGAGCGTAGATGCGTTGTTGGTTTACCATGCTCTGGTACATAAAAAACGCCAGTGCCATGGTAACCTGATATAGAAACGTTAATTCCGCGACGTTCAAACTCGGCATAGACGTGTTCTGCTAAAGACCTCTTTTGACCAAATAATGCCCTGGCCAACCAGCCGTTATTCATATTTGCGGATTTTTCTATTTCATCAGGAGAGAAGTCTTTGTTTTTTATTATGTTGGCTGAGTTACAGGATGTTAATCTGATATCATCTATTTCATGAAGATTATGTTGAACAATGCGGTCGACAATATCTGACGGTGATAAAAATTCATCTCCGCACTTAAGAAGAGGTAGACCAGCAGAACCATGCCCAGACAGATAAATTTTGTTGTATTTTCCTGGTGTTAAATCATCTGGCAGGATGGTTTTCATCTCTGTCGCTGTAATACTTATAGCTGCAGCAGCAACAACATCGCTATTACTTGATTGTAGATGGCTTTTATTTGCTCCAGGATATGTAAACTCCATTTTCCTTTTATCAAAATCTTGTTTTGTAGCATCATTCAGGAATAATAAATCATACGGTTTTTTCCCCGTTGTGACTCTTGAAACATTTTGGCCAAGAATATTAAGAGTATAGTCATTAACGGATTTCATTCCTAAAAAAACAAGTAATCCTTCTTTCTCTTGCGCTTTTTCGATTGTTCTCCCTGCTAAAGTTATTGGGATGGATTGAGATTGTTTTGTCGGAACTGATACGCTGGCGCTAATAGGTAGTAGGGTTCTTATGCTAAACATACAACCTCTTTCTTAATTTTCGAACCTGTTTAGGATTCTGTGTAAATTCAAAATAAACCTGTCTGAACATTCCTAACAAACATCCACCGGACATGACAACAAAAAACGGAGCCGGACTCCGGTTTTTGTGAAGCTGTCGGCTATTTCATTCCGCCAATATTTTCCCACGTCCCGTCAGCACGCAGAATTTGCAGCGGTCTTACCACGCACTGTATCTGCTTTTTATCCGCATCCAGTATCACCACCTGCGTGATTACCCTGGCCTGCTCCGGGATAATGCCATTCTCATCGGACTCCAGAATGTCTGCCGGTCCCAGTCGCAGCTGTGCTGTAGGCGACTGCACGTGTTCACGGCCATCATGCTTTCCGCAACCACACAGACACTGCATAAGTTTTTTTAGTATATTCATGTCATTCTCCTGTTCTGCCTGTATCACTGCCCACTTCATCCAGCCCCTTAACATCCTGCCACGGCCCGTCACCAAACCTGACCTGCAAATGCCGAAACAGCCCCTGAACCTGTGTGGCATCTTTGGGGTCAAGAAAGGTCAGTCCGGTGATGAGTGCGCCATCTGTATCCGGGAACCAGCCATTGCTGTTTGTCTCAATAATGCTCGCCGGCCCCAGACGAAAACGGATTTGTGTCTCCCCCGGGTCGCCCTTCGGTCCCTGAGGTCCGGTTGCCCCCACCGGGCCAGCCGCACCTGTTTCTCCTTTCGGTCCCTGTGGGCCTGCCGGGCCTGCCGCACCGGTATCTCCCTTTGGACCCTGTGGACCTGCATTTCCCGTCAGACCGGTCTCTCCCCGCTCTCCCCTGTCACCTTTCGGCCCCTGCGGGCCTGCCGGACCAGCATCACCTGCCGGTCCCCGTTCGCCGGTTGCCCCGACAGGGCCGGTGTCACCGCGCTCTCCCTTATCACCCTTCGGCCCCTGAGGACCCGCGGGCCCCTGTTCCCCCTTTGGCCCGGGAGGTCCCACCACGGTGGGGATTCGGTTTACGGCCTCTTCCGCCGCTATCCTGCTTTGTTCCGCTGACTGTGCGCTTTCTGCTGACTCCCGGGCTTTTTCTGCTTCTGCCGGAGGAGTATGNTGGAGAGTGTTTTATCTGTGAACTCAGGCTGCCAGATCATCGTTTCCGATGGAAGCATAATAAGCTTTTTCTGCTTCTGCCGGAGGAGTATGGCCCAGCCTTTCCAGCAATCGTCGATTGTTATACCAGTCCACCCACGTGAGTGTGGCCAGTTCCACTTCTGCACGGTTTTTCCAGCTCTTACGGTGTATTACCTCCGCTTTGTAAAGACCATTGATGCTCTCCGCCATCGCGTTGTCATACGAGTCGCCTGTACTTCCTGTTGATGCCAGTAATCCGGCTTCCTTAAGCCGCTGTGTGTAGGCCAGCGATACATACTGAGAACCTTTATCACTGTGATGGACCGTGCCGGACGGTCGACGGGCCCATAACGCCTGCTCCAGTGCATCCAGCACGAATGTCGTCTCCATGGACGGTGAGACCCGCCACCCCACAATGTATCCGGCAAACACATCAATGATGAACGCCACATAGACGAAGCCCTGCCATGTGCTGACGTAAGTAAAATCAGCCACCCACAGCTGGTCAGGTCGTTCTGCCACGAACTGACGGTTTACGCGGTCGCCTGCGGCAACGGCTTTCCGGCTGATGGTCGTACGGACCTTTTTACCCCGGAGAACACCGGCAAGTCCCATAACCGCCATGAGACGTGCCACAGTGCATCTGGCCACTCTGATACCTTCCCGTAACAACTGACGCCAGACTTTACGCACACCGTATACCTTGTGATTTTCATCGTATACGCGCTGTATCTCTTTCTTCAGCCAGTCATCGCGCTGCGCACGGGCACTGCGTTTATCCGGATGATGTCGCTGTTGCTGACAGTGGTAATACGTTGACGGGGCAATATGCAGTTCGCTGCATAGCGGTCCGACCCCGTACTGCTCACGCAGCTTATCCAGCAGTGGCATTATTTTTTCCAGAGGCGGTCGAACTCCGCCTTCGCAAAATAAGCGGAAGCCTGGCGAAGGATATCGTTACTGCGGCGCAGTTCACGATTTTCACGTTCCAGCTCTTTCAGACGCTGACGTTCAGCGGTGGTGAGCCCTCCATCACCGCCCCCGGTATCCCGCTCATGCTGGCGAACCCAGACACGCAGAGTCTCCGGCGTACAGCCAATCTTTGGAGCAATGGAACAAATTGTCGCCCATTGTGAGTCATATTCGCCCTGACTTTCCAGAACCATACGGGCTGCCCGTTGACGGACTTCAGGGGAAAAACGAGTATTTTTAGTCATCCTGTTTACCTCTTTCTCAGGAAGTTTAGTCTCCAGGATTCCCGGGGCGGTTCACTCTCCTTTTATCCCTGTATACAGGCCATCAATCAGAAAATTAACAGAAAAAACTGAAAAGATGTCTGTGAATTACACTTATCAGTCAATATGTTCTAACATCTTATAGTCTGGTTATCTCACCACGAACATTTTTAATACTTCCTGATGTGCAATCAAAATAGCACGAGTTTTCCCTAACAATCATTGACTCTGTTATTTTTTCTCTGCTCAGAGGATGAGGTGAACTTGTGTTAACAAGATGTTTTAATGATTCTTTATCATATAAAGTACATACATCTGAATTTCCAGCATTTCTCATAATCACACCATGCTCAGGGATGCATAATGTAATCGGGCATGTTAATGCCTCTTCAGTCGCCCTCAGAGATGACGAGTTAACATTAAATGAGCATTTTTCTATTTGCTCTAACACCAACTCTGTTTGCATTACAGAAGGACGAGGTGGAGAAACATACGGGCTGGGTATACTTGCCAAAATCTGGCGGCCGGATAGCCCTCCATTAAGGTCGCGTTCAAGACGATTAACATTATTCAATGCAGTTTGTAAAGCTCTCTCTGATAATCCTTCAGGGCTTACACTTCCCATAAAGAAGCCTAAAAAGACAGAACGTATTGTAACAATAGTGCTCCCCATCTGAACCTGAGCTCCTCCGTTAAAAGCCAGTGTTCGTATGCCAGAAAGAGTATCCTGCGGTATTTCCCCCAGTCCCCCACTCGCTGTTAGATATGGTGTTAAATTTATTGGCATAATAAAACCCCCATTAACTTCATTAACATTTTACTTGATTTCCTGTTGAAGCATCTTACTTGTCACAATGCTTTCACACACCATTATCAGTCTTGCAAAAGATAAGACTCCATTATCAAGCCAAAATAAATTTAACTTCATTAACAAACATCACCATGACATGACAACAAAAAACCGGAGCCGGGCTCCGGTTTTGTGAAGCTGTCGGGTTACTTCATCCCGCCAATATTTTCCCACGTCCCGTCAGCACGCAGGATTTGCAGCGGTCTTACCACGCACTGTATCTGCTTTTTATCCGCATCCAGTATCACCACCTGCGTGATTACCCTGGCCTGCTCCGGGATAATGCCATTCTCATCGGACTCCAGAATGTCTGCCGGTCCCAGTCGCAGCTGTGCTGTAAGTAACTCCCCGTTTTCACGGTCATCATGCTTTCCGCAACCGCACAGACTCTGCATAAGCTTTCTCAAAATATTCATGTCATTCTCCAGTTCTGCCTGTATCACTGCCCACTTCATCCAGTCCCTTAACATCCTGCCACGGCCCGTCACCAAACCTGACCTGCAAATGCTGAAACATCCCCTGAACCTGTGTGGCATCTTTGGGGTCAAGAAAGGTCAGTCCGGTGATGAGTGCGCCATCTGTATCCGGGAACCAGCCATTGCTGTTTGTCTCAATAATGCTCGCCGGCCCCAGACGAAAACGGATTTGTGTCTCCCCCGGGTCGCCCTTCGGTCCCTGAGGTCCGGTTGCCCCCACCGGGCCAGCCGCACCTGTTTCTCCTTTCGGTCCCTGTGGGCCTGCCGGGCCTGCCGCACCGGTATCTCCCTTTGGACCCTGTGGACCTGCATTTCCCGTCAGACCGGTCTCTCCCCGCTCTCCCCTGTCACCTTTCGGCCCCTGCGGGCCTGCCGGACCAGCATCACCTGCCGGTCCCCGTTCGCCGGTTGCCCCGACAGGGCCGGTGTCACCGCGCTCTCCCTTATCACCCTTCGGCCCCTGAGGACCCGCGGGCCCCTGTTCCCCCTTTGGCCCGGGAGGTCCCACCACGGTGGGGATTCGGTTTACGGCCTCTTCCGCCGCTATCCTGCTTTGTTCCGCTGACTGTGCGCTTTCTGCTGACTCCCGGGCTTTTTCTGTTGCGGTCGTTGCATCCCTG